TATTGCTTCAGTAACAGAATTAAATGTTAGTGGTGTTTCAACATTTGTTGGTGTATCTACATTTAAAAGTGATGTATATATTGATGGCGATTTATATATTAGCGATGATCTAAGTTTCGATGAGTTTACTGCTAGAAATACAAATATAACTGGAATACTTACTGTTGGTAGATCAATTTATTATGCACCCGGACAACCATATGGAATGGCATATTTTGATGTTAATGATCGGTTAGTTTCTACTGCATCTACCACTTTTGCAATATCAGAAACGAACTATATAATCTCAACAAACAATTCGGGTATTCCAACCTGGACAAATACAATAGATGGGGGATCCTACTGATGTCAAAACCTTCAAGTAGACAAGAATTAATAGACTATTGTTTAAGAAAGTTGGGAGCTCCTGTTCTAGAAATTAATTTGGCAGATGAGCAAATTGATGATTTAGTAGATGATGCTTTACAATACTTTTATGAAAGGCACTTTGATGGTGTTGAAAGAATGTACTTAAAGTACAAAATTACACAGCAAGATTTGGACAGAGCGAAATCAAAATATACAAATGGGGTTGGAATTGTTACGACTACTGGAACTGCAAATATTTCTGGTATAGGAACTACCACTTTTAATTTTTATGAGACATCAAATTTTATTCAAGTGCCAGATTCAATTATAGGTATTGAAAAAGTGTTTAAATTTGATACTAGTTCAATTTCTGCAGGTATGTGGAGTATTAAGTATCAGTTATTTTTAAATGATTTATATTATTTTAACTCTGTTGAACTTTTACAGTACGCTATGGTAAAAACTTATTTGGAAGATATAGATTTTTTACTTTCAACAGATAAACAAATTAGATTTAACAAAAGACAGAACAGATTGTATTTAGATATTGATTGGAACGCAAAATCAAAAGATACATTTATTATAATTGATTGTTATAGAATACTAGACCCAAATGATTTCACTAAAGTTTATAATGATAGTTTTCTAAAAAAATATCTTACGGCATTAATGAAACGACAGTGGGGTCAAAATTTAATTAAATTTAGAGGAGTAAAACTTCCTGGTGGAATTGAACTAAATGGTAGAGAACTGTATGAAGATGGAGAAAAAGAAATAGAAGATATTAGACAAAGAATGTCTATGGATTACGAATTACCACCTTACGATTTTATTGGATAATGGCACTTAATCCTTTTTTTCTACAAGGTTCACCAAATGAACAAAGATTAGTTCAAGAACTAATTAATGAGCAATTGAAAATTTACGGTGTTGAAGTTATCTATATTCCAAGAAAATTTGTGAGAAGAGAAACAATTTTGAGAGAAATTTCTGCCTCAAAATTTGATGACAATTTTGCAATTGAAGCGTATATAAACAACTATGATGGATATACTGGACAAGGTGATATTTTAACTAAATTTGGAATGAATTTAAAAGATGAAGTAAGTTTGGTTATATCAAAAGAAAGATTTGAAGATTTTATTTCTCCATTCATGGATGCAGTAAATGATGAAGAAATTGGTTTAGCATCCAGACCAAGAGAAGGTGATATTATTTACTTTCCATTGGGTCAAAGAATATTTGAAGTTAAATTTGTGGAGCATGAAAATCCATTTTATCAACTTGGAAAACTTTATGTTTATGAATTAAAATGTGAATTATTTGAATATGAAGATGAAATGGGAGGATGGAATAATATTAATACTACTGTCGATGAAATTGATTCTACTTTGGAAAATCAAGGTTACATAACAACTCTTAAACTCATATCATTTGGGCAACAATCTACAGGAATAGCTTATACCTCAACAGGATATATCCGCAAAATTATACTAACAAATGATGGTTATGATTATACCTCCACCCCAACTGTCGCTATTTCTTCTGCTCCTGTTGGAGGAGTTAACGCAACTGCAGTTGCAATAACAACTTCAAAAAATGGAATATATTCAGTAAAAGAAATTCTTTTAACAAATTCTGGATCTGGTTATACTACAATACCTACTGTAACTATTAATGGAGTTGGTGCTGGTGCTGCTGCAACATGCGTTCTTGTTACAAATTCAATCGGAATTAGTTCAGTCGGTATTGTAACTGCAGGCAGTGGATATCCTGTTTCTCCTACAATAAGATTTTCTTCAGCATCTTCTGGAATTGGAACCGCAGTTGGAAGAGTATCTATCAGCACTACCGGATATGTAACACAAGTTTTACTTTCAGATGCTGGTATTGGTTATACTTCAGGTATAGGCGTAACAATATCACCTCCACCAATTTTAACAGGTATTGGGACATTTATTTTTAATGAAATCGTAACAGGTTCAATATCTGGTGCTACTGCAAGAGTTAAAACTTGGAATAAGGATGAAAATATTTTGAAAGTCGGAACAACAGATGGAACATTTATACCAGCAGATATTATAGTTGGATCCGCTTCATCGGCAAGATATAGTGTTGATTATATTCAAGATGCAAAATTTGAAGATAAATACGAAGATAACGATCAAATTGAACAAGAAGCAGATTTAATAGTAGATTTTACAGAAAAAAATCCTTTTGGCAATTACTAATGTTAGGAACTTATTACTATCACCAAATAATTAGAAGAATTACTATTTCGTTTGGTACTTTATTCAATCAAATTTACATTAAACATCTTGATAAAGAAGGAGATGCTTATAATGAAATGAGAGTTCCATTGGCATATGGTCCAATGCAAAAATTTCTTGCGAGGATTGAACAACAAGCAAATTTAAATAAACCTGTACAGATAAGTTTGCCAAGATTATCATTTGAAATGACATCTATACAATATGATGCTACAAGAAAAGCAAATGTTACTCAAACATTTAAAGCATTAGATGGCCAAAATTTAAAAAAAGTATATTTACCTGTTCCATATAATCTCGGATTCCAATTAAATCTTATGAGTAAATTACAAGATGATGCTTTACAAGTAGTTGAACAAATTCTACCATATTTTCAACCATCTTTTAATTTAACTGTTGATTTAGTAGATTCTATAGGAGAAAAAAGAGATATACCAATTGTCTTGGATAGCGTCACTTTTACTGATGATTATGAGGGTGATTTTTCTACCAGAAGAGTGTTAATTTATACTTTCAATTTTACTGCAAAAATGTATCTATTTGGTCCTATTTCAGAAAACACAGATGGATTAATTAAAAAAGTTCAAGTTGATTATTATGCAGGGACTGATACTGCAACTGCAAAACGAGAAATGAGATATACTGTTACTCCAGACCCAATTGATGCTGCACCAGATGATGATTTTGGATTTAATGAATCTATTGAAATGTTCTTTGATGGTAAAGAATATAGTCCAACGCAACAAACTGATATTTGATAAATTATGAAAAATAATTATGATGGATTGGATGCATCTTTAAATATTGAGAGTAGCATTGTAGAAATAGAAAAAGTTAAAGAGGAGTTAAATATTACTCCATTAAAATCTAATGATATTCAGAAAGATTATGAGTATACTCGTGCAAATTTATATTCATTAATTGAAAAGGGGCAGGAAGCAATTAATGGAATAATGGAACTTGCTGGAGAAGGTGGGAGTCCTAGAGCATACGAAGTTGCAGGACAACTTATTAAAAATGTTGGAGATGTTACAGATAAACTCATAGATCTTCAAAAGAAACTAAAAGAGGTAGAAGAAGATGTGGGCAAAACTACAAATAATACAACCAATAATGCAATTTTTGTAGGTTCAACTTCAGAACTCTCAAAATTACTCAAACAAGGTTTTCTAAATAATAAAGAGTAAATATATAGTTTAATGAGTTGGTCTGACAAATATAAAAGATCAATAAATTGCGATTCCCCAAAAGGGTTTTCTCAACGTGCTCACTGTGCCGCTCGTAAAAAAAGAGCAAAAGGTGAATCGACAAAATCAAAATCACCTTTCAATGAAATGCATGAAGTAAAATCCCATAAGTCAGTTGAGAAAATTGCAAAGAAGCATCGTCTTGAAGTTTCTTTTGTAAAGCATCAACTTGAAATGGGAATTCCTATTGAACATGAGCACACAAAAGATAAAGATCTTGCAACTGATATTGCTCTTCAACATTTAGATGAAATTCCAGATTATTATACTCGTTTGAAAAAAATGGAATCAGATGCTAAAAAGCATCACAAAAAATTTAAAGATGTGAAAGAGCATTGTGGGTGCGAAGAAGATGGTGCTGTTGAAGAACTTGAAACTGGATTGAAAAAATTAAATGATACTTCATATGATTCTATTGATCGTTTAATGCGTCGTATTATGAAAAAACATGATATGGCAGCAAAACAATTACATAATGCTTTTGTATCTAAACATGACAAAACTCCAGATTCTTGGATTAAAAATTTAAAAGAGGGAACTTTACATCATTGGTTTAAAGGTTCTAAATCTAAAGGTGGAAAACCCGGATGGGTTCAAGCAGATGGTTCTCCATGCGCTAATGAACCAGGTGAGACTAAAACTCCAAAATGTTTTAGTAGCGGAAGATTAAGAGCACTCAAGAAAAAAGGCAAAAAAGGCAAATCACTAATTGCAGCAGCAATTCGCCGTAAACGCGAAAAAGACCCAGGCCAACAACAAAAAACTGGAGCAGCAAAACCAACCAATGTTCCAACTTTTGCTAAAGGCAAAAAGAATAAAAATTACGTAAAAGCAGAACCAGGAATCAAAGAAGCAATGGAACTTAACGAAGCACAAAAAGACAGACCAGGTAAAGCAAGCGGTTCTAAAGATGCTTGTTACC